AAGAATATATTAAAAAATAAATAGTTAAATATTTATTTTTATCGATAAAGCTAAAAATTGATTAATGTTTTTGGTGATATGTCTGTCTGTTTTACCATATGCAATCAACTCACCTAATTCATCATATAAACCTACTTCACTAATTCTAGGTGTATCATCATCACCGAAATATAAACTAGTAGAAGAACCAAATTCACCTCTTTCAGCTAAACATGTGATAACTTGACTAACATTTGTTGACACACTATCAAACGTAATGGTTGTTGCTGTGTAATTAGAATGTATTGTTGTACCACTATCTAAAATATCGTTTACAATAGTAGGGTTTGTTATCACTACAAACCCTTTATCTAAATAAGCAATACCGATTGCGGTATCAGCTGTTTTAGATAAATTTGAATTAGTCTGCAAATTGTAAGCTTGTTTACCGTTTAAACTAAATGGTTTATTCAACCCGTAACCAGTAGACCAACTTAATGAATTATCGTTGTTTGGTTTATTTATTGCATCACAAAATAATGGAGCAACATTAAGACCAAAATTAACTACATTATTAGCCACATCTCTATGGTTAGCATCTAACTCAGTAGTTTTAGCTGAACCGTACTGATAACTACTATAAATACTATAAGTACCAGCAGATGTTGGTAATTCTAAATTAATTGATTTACCATCAATCATTTCACCATACATTGAATTATTGATTCCGATGACTAATATTCTATTTGTTGCAATTCCACTAAAACATGTATCAAAATAACCACCATTAGCATAAGTTAGTCCAGTATAGTTAATGTCTGATGTTGTATCTAGTGGTAAGTTAAAAGTTGTAAATAAGTTAACTAAGGTATCTGTATCTAGATTTTCTCTATTAACCACATTAAAAGTTAAACTGTTAGCACTAATAGTAACAAACCCATTATTAGTTGTCTCAGTTAAAACATTAATTGATTGTGGTGAAACTGGCTTAGTTAAATTACCAGCTTGGTCAACTATTAAATAGCTTCTAATACCAGTTGTTTGTGGTGTACTATTACTAATAGTGTTTCCATAACCTACACTCCCATTTATTGATGGGACTTGTCCAGACTGTAAGGTTAAATTAGTATAATAATTAGCGTCAGAGTCACCTAAACTAAAAAATTTAATTAGTGCGTTATTAGTAGATACTAATTTTTGTCTACCAATCGGTGTTAACTTAGCTGTTAATGTAATCGATGTTGCTGAAGTATTAAATCCCATTTTTAGAAGTCAATTGATAATTCTAATGTTATTGTGTTGTTATTGGCTAACGCTATTGGTGTACTTAGTTTACCAATACAAACTAGATTCTTATCAGAATCATAGATACCAACCTCACTTACCTTTAAATTAGGTGGGTTTGTTGATGGGTCAGCACTTCTAGTTAAATTTGTTGTGTCATTAAAAAAGCTTGAATTAACTCTGATATCAAAAATAGTTTTAAATATTGTAGCACCTATATGTGTGTTTATATTACCATAGAAAAATCTCTCATCACCAAATTGTAATTTATCAAAAGATACATTAGGTACATAACTAACTAATGTATCTAGACAAAAGTCTTTAGCATCATTAGCTTTAATTAAATCTAACACAAAATTATTTGTAGTTGGTGTTTGAATTTCTAAATAAAAAGGGTCAATAGTTTGATTACTAACACCAGTTAATAAAGGTGAAGTGTAATTTAATTCTTTCCATAAAGCTGGGTCTGGTCTATCTATTACCGAATCAACAACTTGATATAATAATCTAAAATTATGAGCGTAAAAACCGTAACCATCATAATTTAAATCTTCAATTTTTCTCATGTATGGTAATAAATCAACATCACTTATTTTAAATTGAATATCTTTAGCGGTTGTAGTCGTATTAGTTAGTTTAATATATTTCTGACAAGGTAACGAAGACGTGAAACCAGAGGATACACCTAAATTATCTAATGAATAAGTTAAATAAATAGTTTTATTCGCAGCTAATATACCAGTAGATGTGTTACCACTTGGCGATGCTAATGATGCTGAAAGTTCTGGTAATGTCCAATTTCTATTTGATTTGTAAGACATTGCTGCAACAATTTCATCATCATGTATAACAATCGTTTTCAATTGAGGGTAAACTCTACCTACCACTTCTGGAACTGTAGAAGATATTTTAGTTGGGTCTTCAATTAAATCAATGTATTGTAAATCTTTACCTAGTGTTTTTGTTTGACCAGTAGCGATAAATCTCATACCCATTTCTGTACCAAAACCAGTTGCAAAATTTCTTCTATGATACATTAAGTCTGGTAAATCTAAATAAAGATATTTGTTAGTAGTCATATCCATATAGAAAAATTCACCATAAATACTAGACATCATGTTATTAGTATAATGAATTATAGAAATTGATTTAGATACATCGTCTATTCTACTATTTCCTGGTGTGTCACAAGCTTGTGTAAACAAATCACTAGTAGAACCAGTAGATTGACATAGATATTCAAAATAAGGGTTTTTAGAACCTAAATAATCAAATGAACCATATTTAGTATAATCCTCATATAATTTAGTTGTTGTTAAACCAGTAACACCAGCTAACGTTTCACACCAAACATTATTCATATTCCAAACTGGTACTTCACTACAGTTAACTGGACAAAGCGAATCAAAAGATAAAGTGTTTGTATCCCAATAATAAGTTTGAGTGTCAGCACCAAATTCTGTATAAACCTCACCACCACCATATAAATAAACTTGTGAAGCACCAGTGAAATTAGTTAAATTAAGATTAGGTAACTCTCTATCTAAAGTAACCGTATAACCAGTGTTAGTTGGTGTCATACTTTGTACCTTATACCATAAATTTTGTAATGGTTTATCATTTGTATTAGTAACCAAAGCACCACCAGGTAAACTAGTAATACCATTAGCCCCAAAACTACTATATTTAATCAAAACAAAATCACCTAAACTCACACCACTATAATTAATAAATAAATTAGTAGTACCACTAAAAATTGAATTTCCAGCTATGTTAGATGCAATGTAGTTTGTATATTTAACGTGGTCTGAATCTGTTTTAGTTTCAAAATTACCACCAGTTAAAGTAAAAAAACCTTTTTCATCTGCTTTATTGTTAACCACTGACTTAATAACATTAAGATTTGAGTTATTAATCACTTGAAACGCATCTCCAGTTGAATTAGGATAAATAAACGATTTGATATCTGGTTGTCTATCAAATGGTCTTAATATCATACTAGTTGCTGATAATGTAACGTGTGATGGGTTAGCATCAACTATAGTTTCCCTAGAATAATTTATTTCTGAGTCACCAATAGCCCAATGAGAAAAATTTAATTTCCCTAATGATAATTGCATTCTACCAACCTCAGTTAATTTAATTGAAACGAATGGACTACTACTTTTTATAATGTATGACATATTTTTTTTATTTTCTTGGTATTATAAATCTTTTCTATATTTTAATTATAAATATTCAATAGTAAATAATATTAATACGAATTTATAGAATTAGTTATTATTTTTATTGGTATTGCATCACTATACGCTATACTGTTTATCTCCGACCCACAAATTGTTGTATATTTTTTATTATTTTTTACTCTATAGTAATATTGACTTCCAATAGACCCAGTAATAGTAAAACTATTTAAATATATTGAAGTATTTTCTATATAATCGGTGTTTCCAGTAAAATAAAACGTTGAAAAAGAGCTATTATTACTAACCTCTAAAGTAAACACCCCTTCACTAGTTTGTGGTGGTGGTGTAATTTCCCAACTTACTGTTACCACTTTTGTGTTTATATTATTAGAATAAGCCAAATAAGGATAATAAACTAAAGTTATTAAATCACCGTCAACCAAATCACCTTCTAAAATTATTCTTTTAGGGTTAGTTGTTGATAAATAATAATCAATACCATCAGTTAATGTTGCACCATTTATCATTACTATTATTTTACTCAAACCATTTGATTTAATAGATGTATATACTTCATACTTACCAGTACTAGTATTATAATAAAATAAATTATTACCTTCACCATCAGTTGGTCCACTAGGTATTGGGTCGATTATATCAATATTATCAATTGTTAATGTTTCTGAATTTAATGGAGTGTAAATTAAAGTTACTATATCATCTTCTACTGTTGGTCCAAACAATGTAATAACACTTCCACTATAAGTATAATCATACCCTTTAGATAATGCTAACCCATTTAATGTTAAAATAAAATCACCATTCGGTGTATTTGGAATGAGAATATTTGTAGTGTTTGGTTCTGGTAAAAAAATTGATTGGTATAAATAATTAATGGGAACACCTACATCACTATTAATTAATGTGGGTGTTGCAGCTGACGTAAATGCTACAAAATAGTAGTCTAAATTGTTATCGTATATATCATATTCAGTACCATATAAATAAACACTAGTATCAATAACTTTATTTAATTTATTTAAATAATCAGTATTAGCATTATATTCAAAAAATCCTTTTATTAAATACTCTCCATCCAATGTTAGTCCACTAGTAGGTACGTATTGTGTTGTTGTGTTTGTTGCACTAAAAGCTGAATATTTTATTGATTCAGATGTAAATATAGGTGTTGTTGTAAACCCAGAAAATATAGGTGTATATTTAAATATGGAATACTTAAAGTTAGGGTCAGAATCTAAAAATGTTTGTGTATTTGCAGTAAAATAAAAAGTTAATGGTATAGTATTAGTATTCGATGTTGAAACAATGTGAATTCCATCGGATAACGTATTTCCAGTACAATTTATTTTTGTAGCTCCACTAACATTAAATAAAGGTGTTTCAAAAGTATATATGTCAGAACTCATATTGACATTATTCTTTTTATAATTCCTTACCCCAGAATGTTGTGTTTGTGAATATATTCTTTCTTGATATCTCATTAGTAACTAATTTCAATTTCTTTAATTTCAACATCATATTTATTTTTCAAACCAAATAATGTTGGTTTTGACATTCTAGATGTGTCTTCAATTTTAGAAAAATTTTGTAAAAAGGCTATAAATCCGTAAATATTAACAAAATCCTCACCTTGTATTTCACATATTATATTTTTAACCGCATACATTGAACCAATATATTCAGTTACTATCTCTCCTTGAATGTTCTGTAAAAGTGTTAACATATTTATAAATATTATTTGAAAATGTTTTTTATTATTATTTATGTTAACCTATTGAAACATTTACACTACCAATAAATTCTGACCCGATATCTATTTTTTTCATGTAAATACCACAACACTTAATTGTTATCGGTTTTTCAGCAGTAATATTTGTGTTTTCAACACATGGATTGTTATCATAAATTTTAAATTCATTTATATTGACATTATTCATACAAGTATATAAATTACCTTTTTTATATTGGAATTTTTGTTGGTCGAAAACAGTGTTAGCGTATATCTTAGTACTACCCCATATTGTTGTTGATGGAACTACTTGTTCAACCACATCTGACCAATAATTACCAACCATTTTTGTTAAGTCATTCATTTTATCGTATGTATATGCTAGACTAACGTTTGTAGTGAATAACGATGACGTTAAATATCTATCATAAAGAGCTCTTAATGTTGCATAATCAGAAATAGTTTTTCTATTTTTAACATCAATCATTTCTGTAGATACAACTTCAGTGAAATTTTCTGCTGTATCAATAGTTGTTAAATCTGTTGTTGTTAAAGATGTAAATGACATACAATCAGCACCACAACTACATGAATTAATAGTTTGACCACTGCAAATATTATCATAGATACCTAAAATATCATTATTTTTATTAATATAGCACCAAACATCAGTTTCAATTGCCGATGCGATATTCATATCTAAATCAATCTCTTTACTGTTAATAACTAATCTTTCATCAAAAACACCGTAACTTGTATTCCTAATTTGAGTACCTCCAGTTGAATTAGCGATTAAAAATTCTCTATCTACATATGAAGAGTTATTAACCCATGATTTTTTATTATCTATAACCCTTCTTAAATTAAACCCAGGCGATTGTGTTAATGTAATTAAACCTTTTGTTCCGTTAACACAATCTCTATTTAATTTAATGTTATCTAATAATACACAAATATCTGAACAAGTATTGTTTACTTTTAAAGATATTGTTAATTTTTTATTTTTTATTTTTTCAATAATCTCATCATCTGTTATTTCTTCACTATAACTTAACCATTCTGAAGAAAAAATCTTAGGTGTTAAAGAAGATTTAAATGTTTCTAATTCTGTAGAATCATAACCAGATTCATTAATTAAAGATTTATATAAAACATCTTTAATCATTCTACATGAAGAAACATTACAAAAATCACCATTTGATGTTTTTTTATCTTTACATAGTTCTGGATTTAACAAATAAAAACCTAACGGTACTGAAGGTCCGTATAAATTTTCTTTTTCATAAACAATAGGTATACATGTATTAGAACCAGCCCAATTTTCTTCTTGACTATTAGGTGTTCCACAAATATAGAAACCACTTTTAGTTTGGTTCGCTAATAAGTAATCATATAAATTACCAATACCTATTGATGGAAATAAACTATACTCATACACTGAAGTTAGTGTACCATTTGATTCTATAACATCTAAACTAACACTTACATCTAAAGTTTCTAAAGCTTCAGTAATTGTTTTACAAGATTGGAGTGACGTAGATTGACTTTCTAATAAAGATAATTCGTTTTTTAATTCATTTATCTTTTTTGTACATTCTTGTGATTTAATAATTGTATCATCGATTAGTTTTTTTAAACTAGATTTATATCCAAATGCTGTAGTACACTCATACATTAAAAACCTACCAGTATTTTCTTGTAATTTAAATAAATCAATTACTTTCTGACATGTATATGAAGTATCATCCCCATCAATAAATTTTTTATAGTTTACTGTTCCTAATAATTTCTCCCATTCAATTAACCCATTGTCAGTTAAACAAAAGTTTTTAGGGTTACCAAGCATATATAAACCAAAAGGTGTTGTGTCACCTAAATTACCAAAACCAGTTTTATTAAAATTAGTAGTATTTGTTACTTTAACACGATTTATTGGGTTAATAGTGTAAGGTAAAATCATGAAATTATACGCATCTTGTTCAGAATTAACATCATAATACCATATTGGAAATTCACTCCAATTTATAAGACCATTAAAATTTCCACTATTGTACCAATTGTTTATGGTATTAGTTGATGCACCAACACATTTTGTTGTTACCGATTTAGTTATTAATTTACCACTTGAATCTTTAACTGCAAACCAATATGTCGCATCAACAGTAGCTGAAACATCAAGTAATATTGTGTTATTTTGAACCCAATTAGCATTTGATAATGCTTGTGATTCAGTAGTTAACACATCTTTAGAAATTTGATAACTACCGTCACCACCAGTAATATTCTTTACACCTATACTAACAGTATTAACACCACATACATAGTATGTCTCAAAGTTTAACGGTATAATAGTTTGTGGTGTAATAGCACTTTCTTTTAGTTTATTTTGTTGGATGGTGAAATCACTGCAATAAACTGAATAACTAGTTTTTGTATATTCTTCAGTTAAACCGTCTATCCTTTCAGTTAATAATTGACAAGACACTTCATTTTCAGAAATAGATTTTTTAACCGAAATTATATTAGCTTCGATTGTGCTGGTTTGAATTGAGGTATTTGGGTTTGTTATTTGTGATAATTTAGCACAATCTAATTTAAATAAATAATCAAATTCTATCGTTACTGAACAATCGTTATCATTTTTACCAATATTAAAAATTGCACCATCATTACCTTGTGGGTTAAGTACTATTTTAAATGGGGTATCACATGATTCTTCTAAATTTTGTTTTGGTTTAATTCTACAAGATTGTGAATCAGCATCCCAAAATGGTGTTATATTTTCATCAAATACATTTTCTTGTATTTCTACTTGTGAGATACGGTTTATCTCTGGTATTATTGTTTTAAGTGTTTGTTCACAACACTGTTTACCTAAGATATTAACTTGGTAATCACTTTTTTTATTTTCATAAGGGTCAATAAAAAATTTAAACTCACCATCTGAAGATAAAACTATGATTTCTTGTTTTGGTTTAAATCCTTCATTAGTCCCCTTTTCTTGAAAATAGGTAGTTTTTTGGGTATAGAAATTATCACTCCAAACATTTATAATCTTATCTTTATTAACTCTACACGTTGCAGCACTATCTTCTGGGTCAAACCCTCTATATTGTGGAATATTTACGTTTTCTAAAAAATAACTCATACTTTATCCATTTATTATTATCGGTTCACAGCAACCAATTTCATTTGTTAATTTTCCAGTGAAATATTTTAATAATTTACTATTTTCACCTAAAGATAAATCTGAAATACCAGACTGTGTTAATTTACAACCAAATCCTATTTCATTTGTAAAAGGGTCTGTTATTTTAGTAGCAATAGTATATTGTGAAGGACAATTAGACCCATCTACTGATGCTACAATATCTTTACCGTAACCATAAAAAGTTTTAAATTTTAAAAATTTATTACCACTTTTAGCTGGTATTTCTATTGGTTCCAAAATGTTACCATAAACATAAGTATTAGATTCTGTTAATTCATAAGGTTTAATATACCATTTACACCCAGCATTACACCCACATTTAGTATTAACACTACAACAAATATTACCACTAGTATACATAGTATATTCATTAGTATCTTCTATACCATTTTCCCAATAACTTTCAAAATAAGTAGAATTACCACCAATTGCTTTACAACATTCTGTATCTATAAATATAGTTTTATGTTTTGTTAATGTGTTTTCATTATTAACATCTTTATTATAAACATTAAAAACATAAAAACCAGTCTCTTCATCAATAAATTTATCTGAAACATTGTTACATGATAATTGAGCATTATTTTTAATTTTATTAACACAAACTTTTAAAGCATCATCATCACTATCAGTTGGACAACCACAAATATTTAAACTTTGAACTGGCATAGGGTCTTCAATAATTTCAGAAGTATAAACATAACACTGACTTAAATCATTACCTACATTATCTACAATGTCTATAAAAGTTTGACCATTATAACCATTAATAAGACCTAAATTGTAATTTGTAAATAGATTACTAGAATTAATAATATTAGTTGAACTTCTTACTGTGACTGGAGTAAAGTTAGGAATTAAAGTTCTAAATTGATTGATATATTTAGAACCACCATCATAAGGTCCAGCATGTGGGTTATTACCTAATAAAATATCAATATCGCTATTGATACCACCAGTTTGTCTATACCATAATCCGTCTGATTGATAACATAACTCATCGGTGTTTGGTAAAGGTTTAGGGTATCCATCAAAATCAACTGGATATAATGACAAATCAACTTCTAACCCATTAGCACTTAAAACTTGAGCAAATAAATCAATATCTATTGGTTTATCAGCAATGTATATATATTCGTTAAATTTAATTAATCCATTTGGTATACCCATAAATTTCATTAGAAATTCTATGGATTTTCTAGCACCTTTTGATTTCCATATCCATGGTGAGTTTATTATCAATCTTCTCCACAACTCAATATCTAATTCTGAAGGTGTCATACCAATTGATTGACCAGCATATTGAGCTGATGAATTATTTGTAAAAGTGTTAATAAAATCATCACCTAAAGCTGTTGAAATTAGTTCCCAACCTAAAACTCTAGCTAAATCTTTTAAATATTTATCTGGCATATTATTTTTCTTGTTGTATGTAACAACATGGGCGAAAGATATGCCTTTTATAAATTTATTTATATCATCAAAAGACCTACCATAGATATTTAATGTTTTTGTAACTTTTTGACCAGTAGAGGTATCTAAATGTTGGTCATCTAAATGGTAAGGCAGCGTATCAAAACTGCTTATCGATTCCGAAACGAAAAACCTAGAAACTAAACTAGTTTCATTTGAATCGTAATTGTTAACAATAGAAAGTAAATCACCCACATAAGATTCATAACTTCCAGAAGCAAAATCTAAATTATAACCATCAGTTACTGGCCAAGTAACAGTTTTATTTTTAATTAATAAATTACCATCTTCTGTTTTTTCTGGGTATTCAAAAGTGGTTGTATATTTAGGTATTGTTTCTAAGTTTAATAATTGTTTTTTTAATCCATCAATAGAATTAAAAAACACATCAACTATTTTTTTAATAGGTTTAATATGGTAAATATCATTAGTTGCTGTACCTCCAGTAAACGGGTTACCATTAATGGTTAAATATATGTAACTGTCACTTATATCAGTTGCCCCAGTGAATGAAACTATTTTATATTCTTCTTGGTTGAAATAAACACAAAAATTGCTATAATTAGTTGTTAAATTTCTAATTGTATTATTTTCGTTAAATGTATCGGATAGAGTACCGTTAGTAACATAATTAATTTCAAAAGGATTAATGATTAAGTTTGTATTAACTTTAAAAGTAGCTATATCATTAAGTGAATCATAATTATATGATTCAACTGTATTACCAAAAGATAAACTAGATGCAATTACTGGGTTAATATATAAAGCTGCTGGCCAAGTAATAATTATATCTTCAAGTGTTACTCTAAGATATTCACTTAACGACCCAAATAAAGCATGATTTTTAAGGTTAGTTTGGTCTAATCTTAAAATAGTTTTATTGTTAAATTCAATTACCGAGTTTAAATTTTTTTCTTCAACTTTTAATTCATCAATAGTATAATAATTTGAAAAATTATTAGTTGAATAAATTTTTGTTACTTTTGGGTCTAAGTTTGTTGTTACACTAAAGTTACCAATTGTGAATAAAGTATTACCCCCATTGTTGGTAAGTTGTAAACCAACTAAGTCTGGACTATATTCAGAATATTCTATATCACGATTATATTTTGTGATTTTTGAATACCCAGGTACTTTAATTTTTTTAGCCATTTTTTATTAATTAAATTGTTGTAATATTAGTAAAAGTTTTAGCAAAATCAATCACACTTCTTTCTTCTCTAACTTCAAATAATTGCGAACCAGTAATTTGGTCTTTAATTTCATATAGGTTATATTGTTTGTAAATGTTATTACTAAAGTTGTATATAGTATAAATACCATCCTCGATACTTTTTGTTTGATTTCCATACAATGCAATTGCTAAAGTTTCAATATCATGCTCTACCATTTCAACTTCAATCATTATAGGGTTAAAAAAAGTATTAGTTAAAATAATTTCTTGATTAGGTTGCCCAATGAATGGTGTAGCGTTTGGTTTAACGTTAGGAGCTGAAGATGGTGATAAAGTACAAAATGCTAAACTAGAATTATCATTTAGACGATATCTAATAGCTTTTTGATTTGAGTTAGTTAAGTTTTGATTAACTGGTTCTGCTCTGTTGTTAGATGTTATAACTCTATAGAAATTATTTATTTTAGCATCAGTAGTTGATGATGTTGTATTAAGATATTCAATTCTATAACCTACTAACCCATTATTCTCAAATCTATTAGCAAAATTTGAAGGAATACTAGATATATCGAACAAAATACCTTTTATATCTGGATATGCAGATAAAACACCCACATCAACAATCTTAGTTCTTATTTCAACTGGTTTGATTATTATAGTATAAAAACCTTTTACTGAAAATTGAGAGACTGGTAATTTTAACGTATATAAACCACCAAAAACTTCAAAACCAGTCACATTTGATTGAGACTTGTTTGGGTTATCTATTTTTTCCAATACATTATTTGGATTTAGTTTTATTAAATTAGGTGTATCATTTCTATCCCTACTAGGTGTAAAATGATAGAATATTTCAACATCATCTGGTGAAATATCAGCTGGTCTTATTGTTCCGTATGTTCCACTAGCCATATTACTTTTTTATTTATTTATTTTTATTTCATTAACCATTAAATTGAATTAGTGATTAGATAATTTATTTATTTAATATAAAGGTAATGACAAATGTTTTGAAAGTAACCATTTATCATTATATTCTTTTTGTTTTATAGTAATACTTTATTGTCTTATAACCTTAAAATACCCGTTATTATAACCAGAAACATCACCTAGTGTTTTTATCTCAGATAATCTTAAATGGTTTTCAAAAACACTATTAATACCTCTTTCTATAAATACATCATCATATACTTCTGGTGCTGATGTTATACCTAATAAATATTCTTCTTTTATAATTCCAGATAATGAAGTATTTGTTGGGTTAAAACCTTCACCTATATAATTAACAACAGTTAAAGGTATTTGTAATCTTCTACCATCTAAATTAACTTCCCTAAATTTATCAGTATAATCTAAATATCTTAACCCATGTGTTTGATTATCGGTCCCTATAGTTGCATCATCAACCGCATCAAAAACATAAATATTTGGATTACTTAAAGAGGTTATCCTATCAACACCATTTATTGGGTTTCCTAAGTAGTTATCATAAATCGTTTTATTTATATCGAAATTTGTTTTAAATTTAACTTTACTATCATATGTTTTTAAATCTTCTATTTTACTTTCAGTAACAGCTGAAAGTGATATACTCAAATAGTTATAATAATCGCTCTCAACGCTTGTAGGGTACCTTAATGGGTAACTTAAATTGATAGGAGTATTTGATTTTGTGAAAATAGGGTTAGGTGTTCCTTTCATAAAAGGAAAAGTAATATTTAAATTAGTCAATTTATTTTTAAGAATTGTGTAATCAACTGGAGTTGCAGCTTTGTCGTACTTATCAAATTCTAAATCAGTATATAACCCTATATCATCCATTGTTTGTGTTAACAAAATTTTAATATAGAATGTATTGGCTGTTAAACTACCCCAGTTTTTAGAGTAATTATCTCTATCAATGCTATTTTCTAATAATATTTGTCTTTTTATTGTTTCCATTATAATGCATTTATTTCATATAAATCAACAGTTATTGTATCGTTATTATAAGTAACATTATTACTAATCTTTAAATTATTACCTTGATACGTATCATCTATAAAATAATTAAAACCAGTTTTAGTTCTTATTATTTTATATCTAACATATAATTCTTTAACTAACATATCAATAAACTGTGGTGTGTTTTTAACCATCATGTTTAATGACTTACCAGTTTTAGCGTTTTTAAAAAGTGCTTTCATATATATGTATTTAGAATCACCAATTTTTAATTCATTTTTATAATCATATATATAAAAACCATCTGTAAACCCATTTTTATATTTAAAAGGGTCTTGTGAAATCATTTTAATTTGTACTTGATTTGCACCTTTTGGTTTACCATCTGCTTTAAAATCAATGCTATTTAACTTACAAGATAAACTAATCTTATTAACTAATTTTTGGACTAAAGGATTATCACTATCATAAAATAATAAATCTACCATACTTAGTTTGAAATTGTTTTTTCTATTAGCAATATCATCATCACTAAAACCTATATCGCTATAAAAATTTGTATATGAATTGTTTTTTAAAAAATTAAGATTATAAATTATGGTATTTATCTTATTACCATTAGCATCTATAGGTGAAAATCTAGTTTTCTCCCAATCAATAATAGGATTTATTGATAAATCTACTTGTTCATTAACAAAAACTTTATCTATTAACTCACCATTATCAACAATTTGATTATCATTGGAGATTGGTAAATTAAAATACAAAAAATTAGATTTTGTATTAATTAAACTAGCGGTACTTATTTTAAATTTATTAACATACATCTTCTGAACCTTTTGAATTAATTCTATCTGTTATTCTACTTCCAGCAAAATCAGCTGGGAATTTACTCCAAAGTAAATTCCAAACCCCAAATGGGTCTTGTCTTTTCACTTTAAATATATAATTTTGATATAAATAATGTGAACCATTTAAAAATGGGTACTCTAAAGCTTTCTCATCACTATCATTTTGCCCTATATCTAATAAATCTCTCCATATTATTCTACCATCACCTAAATTAACCGCATAACTGGGGATATCAAGAGTGAAACTATCACCTTGCTCAACATAATTAGAAAAATTTCTAATTTGAGTCAGATAATGTGCTTTATAATAATACCCTTCTTGTCTAGGTCCTAAATCTATAGTTGTCGTACTTTGACCAGCTATTTTTGATGTTTTTTCGTCTATATAACTTAATTTAACATTTGTTTCTCGGTTTAAAGTATTAAATCTATAGTGCACGTCTTCTAAAGTCGTTTCTTCTAAAGTTTTTTTATTATATTCAACCAAATCACCATAATATTCTATATTACCAAGTATTGAATCATTGTCATTTATTTGAACCGTAGTTTCTAATGGTTTAAATGATGTAAATGGAGCACCAGAACCATTGTGAATTTTTTGTATAACTGGTAAATTTAAAATATGTTGTGGATTATTGTTATTATTATATTGAGTAAAGAATGGTAATTCTAATCCAGATGATACCCTAGAAAATAAATTATTGCTATTAGTTTTTATAATAGTTAAATAAAGTTGACTTAAAGGTCTACCTAAGTTATCTTTTAAATCGGTAATATCTATATCTTCATTGAAGATAAATTGTTGTAATCTATCATTAAACAAATTTTGACTAAAACTAGCATTATAAATTTCGTAATCATCTGGTTCAATAACTATGGATGATTTAGTTTTTATTTTTTTAAATTTTCTAAAATAATAAACACACTCTTCATCATTTATAAGTTTTTTAAATCTAGAATTTGTTGTTATTGAACCAACATTAACTGTATCAACAACAAAAATATAGTCCCTATACTCATTATTTTCATCACCTAATTTTGTTACGATATAATCATCATCAAGACCATTTGTGTTTACAACTCTTACTGTATCCCCAACTAATAAATTATGTCTACAAGGTACAGCAAATGCTGTCATTTGTTTCTCAGAAATATTTACTATAAATGTGTCAATAATTAATAATCCACCATTAACCAAACTATGTTTATCGTCTATAGTACTTGGATAAGTTATGGTTAATTCCCAATTTTTAACGTTAGTTATAACACCATTACCATGAAATGGGTCCATATCTGGAATAAAATTAAATCTTTCTCTAGTTGGTTCTAAATCATAAAATTTACAACTTTCATTAATATCGGTACTAAAATAACCTATCCAACCATCTCTTTCGGTTAAAAAATTATCTAACGCAGTAGGAAAAGTATTATCTTTATTATCAGCGTTATCTTTATCTTTAGGGTATGATAAATCTAAGAAATTAGACATAGAATTAAATCCAGCTAATGTATATAAATCTGATTTCAATGAATCATCAAGATTTGTTAACACATTACTAATTATTGGGTTTATCGTACCAACTATTCTATAGAATTTACTATTTTGTCTTTCAATATTAAATCTTTCACCTACATCAATAATTTTTAAAATATCATTATTTGGCATTAATTTACTACTATTATCCAAATTAATTTTAATGTAATTATCTACATTTATAGATTGTTTTGATGTTTCGCTATTTAATCTTTGTTGTAATCTTTCATTATCCATAATTAACCGTTTAAAATAATTGAACAACCTACACTGTCAGTAATAGTTGTTGAAACTGTTGATGGTGTAGGACATCCAGCACCAGTACCAGCAGCATTAATAGTTGTTTTATCATTAACATCATAAATTACATATTTACTAGGTGTTAATGTACCTATACCACCATTAGCAACAACTGTGAATGTACACACATTAAGTTTAGGGTCGTTTTTATCAACAATTAAAGTTTGTCTATTAATAACCCCAGTTAACACTAAAGCTGGTACTTTAATATTTAAATCTCTTGTTGTTGTACAACCTACTCTATCTATTAATGTTAAACTTACTTTAACATCTGTTCCAACTAATGGTAATGGGATATTATCTGTAAATGTGTATAAAGATTTTGGTGTTGTAATAGTAACAGTTTTTTCTGGTCCATTGTTTATTTTATATTTTAATGTGTATGGGAATCGTTTTATATATAAAATGTCTTTATCTGTATGTGAAATACCAAAATTAAAAGTAACTGTAGTTCTACTACATTGTTTAATATTTTCTGGTTTGTCATTAATTGATAAAAATGTATTAGGTAATTCCATCTCAGATGCATTAATATTAACCCATGTTGGTATAGTTTGAACACAAGTTTTTAATTTATCTTTACCAAAATATTCGTTAGTTAAATAAACTCTCATTTTATCAGTACTTGATAACTGAGAGGATGGTATATTAAAATAGTGTTGTGTACCAGCAACATATGGTATAACAACTAAAGTTTCTTTTGAACCAATCACGTAAACTAAATAAATATTATTATTAATAACACCAGAATTAATATCTATAGGTACAATATATTGATTAGGGTCACATTGTTTAGCCAATACAGCTGTTGAAGGTTTAGTCGCTTCTAGCTTTGGTGTTAAATGTTTTAAAATAGACGGTATAGTAGAAACAGTTTTAAACGCATCTTCAACCTTTATATTATACAGTCCAGCAAATAATTGTGTTACTTTAATATTTTCACCGTTATTACTAATCGCTTGGGTTTCATAGCCGCTTGGTCCAGTAATTGTAACAATAAATGGTTGTTTACCTCCATTGATAGTTACAATGATACCGTCTGTAGAACTAGTTTGACCACCATAACATTGAATATCAACATGTGTTTCAGTTATCACTAAAGGTGTTGGTCCATTTATTTTTAAATTATTTATGTCAATTGAATTATTACACGAGTCTTTAATCGTTAGCTTATACCCAGTTAAATCCATATCAGATAATAAATTCTTAATCTCAAAAGGTATCTGAGCAACAGTAATTGAACCAGACGTTATTGATAGACCTTTACTGTTAAAAAGTTGATAGCTGTAATTACCACAACCTCCATCAATAGAAGTTATTCTAATTTCACCATCACCAACTGTAGCATTACTTGCATTCTTAGAAACACTAGCTGATGCTGATAATTTAGGTGGTGACGCTACTGTAACTGTTTGTTTTGTCGTGTTACCATTTTTATCTACTACTGTTATTATATAAGTACCAACATTTAAATTTGAAATAGTTGTTTTTAAATTGTTTGTTAATACACTACCTTTATTAATAAACCCATTTGGACCACTTACTGTAAAATCAAAAGGTGCTACTCCAAATAAAACTTCAAAAGAAATAGAGCCAGTTGGATTTGATACTGAAGCACCAACGCTACTAGCTTTTATCGTTAAACTATCAGTTATAGTTTTATTACAAACACCATAAAATCTTTGATTTAGTTTTTCTAAAGCAGATGCCCCAGGAATAATACCAAAATAGAAGTAATAAGAATGTGATGGTTGTGTAAATACATTTTTACCACCATATCCTCTAAATTTTGAATATTCAACACCATTATCAACAGCATCATCAAAGTTATATGTTTTTTGGTCTCTAATATTAAAATAATTATTATAAGGTACAGAAGGAAAAGTATATTTTGGTGCATTAATATTAAAATACGTTAAATCTTTATTTAAAGAATAAAATACATCTCTAAAATAAACTCCAGTGTCATTATCTATATCACCCATATCCAATCTATAATTTGGTCTAATAGTAACGCCATTTGCAACATATGCGTCATCCAAATTAACACCATATTCACAACTATGTCTAACATTTAAACACTGTCTATAATCCATTGTTACACCTAAACAATTTATCGAGAAAAATAAACCTGGGACGTTTTTATTTAATTCAACCATACCAGCATTTATTGCTGTTGATGAATTATTTGGGTCTTCATAATCTATTTGTATTTGAGGAAGTTTATATGATGTAGGTTTTAATAGGTTATATAATATTGGTACACCTTGCCAATCACACGCATTTGTTGAACCTAGTAATGTTAATTCAGTAGCAAACAATTTATGTTGTGCATTGTGTCTACTTGCAGCGTAATATAATACATCTTCTACTTTAGTATTCTTAAAAAATACTTCAACGTTTTTAACAACACCATCTTTTATACCACCACTATCAAATGTCTTATCCTCAGAACCATCTAACCCAAGAATGTTTGGGTCACCATCGTAACAAGAATCTAACAAATAATTTGTAAAACATGAATTATCAGCATCACCAGCATTATCAGTATCTACACCACTATATCCATCTGACCCTTTAAAATCTTCACAATCGTATTCACAAAATTTTGTTTCACTATTACTCTTCTTTTTGAATTGCACTAAAAATGCATATAGCGTACCAGTAACCCAATCATTGTAAAAATCAAATCGATATACGTTTAACGCTTCAGCTAAAGCTGCTTGTAAACAGTCATCAGCACCAGCAAAAACATCTAATAAAGTATTATCATCATCACCAGGATAAAAAACTCTTTTTTTACCATTATATTTGTCTTTAAGTAAATCTAAATGTGGTGGTGGTAATTCGAAACATCCTGGAGCATAAATATTACCATTAGTTGAGGGACATTCTAAACTAATACATGGTAGGTATGGTAAAATACTAGTACAATTACAACAAGTATTTGGACTAATACAATAATCACATTTATTTTCATCTATAATCCAATCTGGTATTGCATCTAAAACAATACCAATACCAAAAATTATCACACAAATAGTTGCCAAAACTGCATTTAATATTAAAATAATAAGATTTAATAAAGGTACTAATATAGTATTTAATAATAAAACAATTGTTAATACTATTGTTAATAAAATACATAAGAAAAAATATAGAGGGTCACCAGATGAATCAACCCTATTATATGGGAAAGGTGTTTTATCACCAGTACATGCATTAACGTCTTTAACACCAACAAAGTTCCTAACATTTAAACTACTTGCTTGAAATCTAGAAATAAATGAACTTACTGTGTATATTTTGTTCCAATAAATTGACCTTAAACTAGTTGGTTTAGTTTTTGAACCAAACTCATAATCAATTTCACTAGTATTACTGGGGTTGTTAGGTATCAAATAATTTGCTCTAGTTCTATTTTCCAAGTCACCTATTTGATTCAAACCTATTCTGAATCTAACATTAGCTCTAGTTGCAATCCCTATACTTGGGTTATCTGAAGGTACTAGTTTACCAAATTCATCAGTAACTACATAATCCAAATTCATAGGTATTTGAAACGCCCATGTACCATCATCATCAATTAAATCACCACCATCTATGTCAAACCTTTCTATATTACCATCAATCGTTTCCCTAATCATATCTACCCTACCAGATGTAGTTATTTGTTCACATAATGTACCCATAACCCTTCTAGGTCTACACCAGTTACTAACACCGTCCGTATCTGAATCTCCAAAAATTGAACCCATAAAGATAGCGTTAGATTTAATATTTAAATTCAAATCTAAATCTACTCTATTTATACCAATTTCACACGATTCAGTATCACCCCAGAATGGTTGTACGTTAACACCAGTATTTAATGATTTTACTTGTACTAAACTATCTATATTTTTACTATATTTAAATTTATTAGGTGATTCAAAAAATTTTTCTGGTGTTCCAGTAGAAATTAAATCGTATGGTTTTTGTGTTGCCATACCTATATCTGAAATATCAACATCTGCATGTATTGTATGGTTACCAACTGGTACACCAAATAACATAAAATCACCAGACTTATTAGTTGTAGCTGTGAATTTATAATATTTAGTAAAAATATATTCTAACTCTGGATTATCCAATATTTCTCTTTTTGTAGGCATAGTACCTATAGGTGTGAAACATGGGTCATTTTTTTCATTGTTTTTTGGTAGTAAATTATATCTAATACCATCCATATCTTTATCTGTTACTATTTCATAAGGATATAGACCTTTAATTATCGGATTATCTTTATCTACTTCATCAATAGGTATAAAAACACTAACTCTGGCGTTTGGAACACCAAACCCATTATTAACTATAACCCTACCAATAATAACACCGTAATCAGAACAGAAATTTCTATACGCTTCTTCTTGTGATATTTTCAAACTAAGAGTTTCAATAAAATCAAACTCTTGGTCTATTTTAACTTTAATGTAATTATCACTCCCATTAGGTGTTGTTCTTATTCTAATAGTTTTTGACATAACTAATTAATCTATTTGAGTCTTGATTTTATTTACTGGGTACATAAATTTATTAGTAACTTCATTATTGGTTTCAGCTAGTAATTCTTCTTCGTCTTCTATTCTATCTTTAGCTTTTTTCCACTTACCAATTTGTTTAATAAGATTTGAAAAATCTATTTTACTATTTAAAACTAAAGTTTTAAACAAAAACCATATAATCACAATATTAATTATTGGTATAAATAACAGACTTATTATAAACCCTATAATTTTTACACTAGTGTGCATTATTTTAACTAATGTAGTTTTTTCGTCTACGTTATTTAATTGATTAGAGTTAATATTATCTTGATTATTAACTAGATTGTTTTTAGTTTTACAATTGCATCCCATTTTTTTTATTTTTTTTTAAAACATATTATATATTGTAAAAATACCTTTTTTTACAATATAAGTAAACACTATTTTACCCTAACTCGAATATCAGTTGTATATTTAATTTCAAACATGCTTGAAGGTTCTCCATACAATGTATAATCAGAACTAATATCAATTAATTTAGTTTGTTCATCTACATAACTTTGAGAAATTTCATTTAAACTATATTTATTTTCACCAACTTTATTATAAACAAAAATGTTTACAAGATTAGTAACACCACCAATATTATTTATAACCTCAACTAATGGTGATAAATATATATTATCACCCATATCAAATTTGTTAATATCCATATAATCTTTTGTTTTGGATATTATTTCTGAAATTATTTGTGATTGAGGGACATTTTTATCAATCATTACATCAAAATCTATGGCTATGTTTATTATCCTACCATCTGTAACTTGAACATAATCATTTAACATTCTAAAATCAGCTAAATATGTTGATATATTCTCTTTCAAAACACTTGTAGATTCATTTGTTAGTTTTCCATTAGCATCTAATGATAAAACATAAATTTTAATTTTATTTTGTTCTTCATAAATTCCATTTCTAAAAGGTGTACCAAACTCGCCTGGCATTTGAGAAACTCTGTTTTGATAATCTTTTATTGTTACAGCTCTGTTTTGAGATGCGAAATTATATTTAACCATATATCTTATTTCTTCATTTGTAGGTGATTCTTTACCACCTATTGCTGGTAAAAGATTAATAACTTTTAATGAATTTTTAACACTTTGGTTTATATCTGCTCTACTACCGTTTATTGTAATATCTAGAATACCCAACCCATTAATTGTGTTAGGACCAATATTAGTATCAGCACCACCACCAACTCTATATTTAACAAACATAGTACTATTAGCTGTGTGTGTTTGACCTAAAGACATATTATTTATAAAATTACCTATTTGATTAACCAATATTGGTTCAACATTGAAATCGCATAAACTACTAACGTCTTGTGACCCACCACCAAATATTATTTTGGTAAAACCTAAATCTGTAAATTCTCTAATAAAACGTTTGTTAGTCGTAATCCATTTACCTGGTGTGACTTTAGTAGAGTCGGTAACTTTATTTGTATCTTGGATGAAAACTTTATCTTCAGATAGTGAACTCATTTCATACCATCTAATATTTTTATCTAAAAATTGAGCATTGCTTGGTTGACCATTTAGGTTTGTTCCTGGTAGTGTTATTATTGATTCAATTGATAATACATTATCATCTGGTAGTACAATCTCTAAAAATGGTATAACATCTTGTGTTGTTAAAACTCTTTTAAAAATTTTAGTGAATCCATTAACAACTAATTCTCGTTTTGTTAACGTATAACTAATCGTTGTACCATTTGCATTTTTATTAGGTATAACTTTTCTATTAGGTATACCGTTTTTGTTAAATGGATTTGAAAAATCGCTATCATAAATTAATTCAAAGACTTTACCAGCACCATTAAACTGAGAACCAGCTCTTAAAAATGGTGCATATGATACATCAAAAGTATCACCAAATGTTGGTACTGTAACACTAATGTCCACGATTGTTGCACTTGCACGTTTGCCTGGTATATTTAATCCAAATGTTCTAGCTAACGATAACAATGAATGACGCTCATTTGCGTAATCAATTTGCGTTTCAGCAAACATTCTATCAGTGTTATGTGATAACATATCACCAACAGCAGCGTTTAATTCTAATAACATCATACCAACAGATGCATCATTAAAGTCGTTAAATATATCTGGGTAGTATTGTCTTACATAATTAACTAAGTCAGTTCTAATATCGACAAAGTTCCTAGAGTCATAATTTACATTTGGCATATAGTTATATTTTAATTTTTATTATTTCTTGTGTTTCAAATATACCTTCAGTTATTATATATTCGATAGTAATAATAGCAGCATAATCACTATCATCTACTGGTGCTATTTCTAATTGTTTAAATGATAAGTTAGGTAAGAACTTTTTAATTACGGTTTTAATTTCATCTAAAACACTAGCATAAGTAATTTCATCATTTGGTTCAAAAATAAACTTTATCAAATTAGTACCGAAGTCTGGGTTATATAAACGTTGACCTTTTTGAGTGAAAATAAGATGTAATAAATCAGATTTAATCGCTTGATTTGGGTCACTATTTAACTCAAGTAAAAACCCATTTTTACTATCGGAAAATGGATACTTAATGTTTATATATTTAGTAGGCATATTAATACTTTTTATTTTATTATTTATAGATAAATATAATAACAAAAAATTTTTATAAGTAAATACGGTAAAATAAAAAAGGGAGCTAATTGCCCCCTTTTTATTTTTTTTCGTATTTTACGCATTACAACCAAAACATTCAAACTGACTGTCTTTAGGTTTTTCGGTTTGTACAATCTGATTTGACGCTAACTTAGAATTGGCCTCTAATTTTGATTTAGTTCTAGTGTAATATACACCAGTTTTTAACCCACCTTTCCAAGCATACATAAGTGCACTAGCAATCTTAGCATATTTAGCATCAGAGTGATATAAATTTAAAGACTGTGATTGGTCAACAAATTTATTTCTGATTATTGCTAAATCTAATAATACTCTTTGAGGTATCTCCCAAACATCTTTATAACGATATCTTATATCTTCTGGGATTTCAACAATGTTTTGAACACTCCCTTTATTTTTAATTATTTTATCAATCATATTTGAATCCCATAATTTTTCATCAATTAATTCATTCACTAAATATTTGTTGATAACCAAAAATTCACCTTGACCTACACGTCTAGTAAATAAATTAGACGTAGGTGGTTCGAATGATTCAAACACACTTAATAAAATAGCTGAAGAAGCAGTTGGCATAAATCCTAAACCTAAACTATTTATCATCGGAATAGGTTGACCTTCTGGTAACGGTGACCATCCCTCAACATATGTTTCACCTTTTGAGTATGGACTACCTTCCCATGATGGGTAATTTTCACCTTTTTCAATTGCCAAATTCATAGATTCATAAACAAATGATTTATACATTGTTTCTGTAATATCTTTATTCCATTGTTTAGCTTCTTCACTTTCATATGATATTTTTCTTTTTGCAAAGAAATCAGCCATACCAGCAACACCAATAGCTAACGCCCTTTGGTCTTCACCAGCAGCTTTACTCCAATCATCAGACCATTTATTTTTGTCGATAACTTTATTTAAAGCTTTAACCAAAATTCTAGTTGTTCTAGCAATTGATTCTAATGAATCTTGTTCAGCTAAGTTAATAGATGCTAAAGTACATTGTGGTGTGTAACTAGGTTTAGAAGCTTGAAAAATCTCGATACATAAATTAGATTGTTTGATAATCCCTATATTTCTTTGCATATTACGTTTATTAGCGTTATCTTTAAACATAACATAAGGTTTACCACTTTCTACTTGTGATTTAATCAGTGAATCGAAAATATCTTTAGGATTAACTTTTTTACCTAATCCTAATTCAACAGCTTTATAATATTCTGCTTCAAAGTCTTCACCTTGTAATTCATAAAGTGGTGTTAACCCAGATTTTTTAATATCATTTGGACAGAACAAATACCAATCTTCATTATTTTGTAATTTTTCCATGAATAAATCATTAATAATTACAGATGTGAATAAATCTCTTGTTCTTAATTGTTCATCTCCAATAGGTAGTGTTAAATCTAAAAAATCAAATATATCTCTATGCCATACTGATAAGTATAACGCACAACTTCCAGAACGAGAACCTTGTTTATAAAACCTCATTTTAGATTGTACCATATCTGCTAACCTAACAACACCACCAGCATTACCTTTAAACGATTCTACTATGCTATCTTTACTTCTAAGAGGGTCAATTAATAATCCGATACCAGAACCTTCTTTTGATGCTGAAGCTATCTTAGTTAACGTATTTTCAATACCTTCAAATGAATCATCTTCTAAATGTGTTAAATTACAAGAAATCATACCATTTCTTTCTGGTACACCAGCATTTGTATATGTTGGTGTTGCAAAGTTTGCTTTTTTAGAAGTTATTTCGTTCATTAACTCTAAATAATCATCGTAATTGTCATCGTGTAAATACCCAGCAACACGATTATACATACATGATGGTAATTCAATTGGTATCTTATTTTCATCTTTAATTGAGTACTTAGTTAAGAAAGTAGTTGCAGCGAAAAAATCATAAGTTAAATCAACCGCTTGTAATTCTTTACCAATTAATTTAGATTGTCTAGATAATAAAATTCTACCACCTAATAAAGAATAATCAGAATGTTGAATGATTTTATCAGCAGCTTTAAAAGCTATAATCTCGTCAATCTCAGTTGTTGTAATGTTATCATTTATCAAAGGAATTACCTCTTGGAATAAAATATCTGAATCAACTTTTAACCCTTTAGCTTGTGTTTTGATTCTATTCAAAATTTTATTTGGCGTAAACGCTTGTGATGTTTTATCTCTTTTAATTATTCTCATATTATTTTTATTTAAAAATCTTCGTTAAACATTCCATCTATTGTTGTTGGTATCTCAACTCTAGTATATTCACCCTCTCTTTTTTCAAAAAAGTTATTTTTAGATGATAACCCAATTCTGGACATATATTCTAAGGGGTTTCTTACTTTAAATTCAGTTTCACAACCAAAATCATTTAAAACTATATCTGTTACATATTGTACATATTTAACCATATCTTGTTTTGTGAGACCTTGTAATCCATCTGGCATACTTTCTTCTACAAAAGTTTTTTCAGCTTCGTAACAGCTTAAAATAATCTTTCTAAGCTCTTCTTTTGATAACTTATATTCATCTTTTAAATAATTTTTATATAAGTTCAAAGCAAACTCATAATGAAAAGTCTCATCACGTAAAATCAATTCATTCATTGCGGCAAGGCCTGGCATTTTGTTTCTACTTCTATACCAGAATACCCCAGAAAAAACACTTGCAAAAGATATTCCTTCAACACATGCAAAAGCTATAAGTCTATGACCAAATGATGGGTGACCAATCCAATTTTCAGCCCATGATGCTTTTTTAGCTACAGCTGGGTTACTTTCCATTGAATTAAATAATTGTTCTCTCTCATTTAAATTCTTAATATAAGTTTCAATCAATAAAGAATAGCCATTAGCATGTACTTGTTCAATAAATGCTTGGTGACCGTAGAAATATTGAGCTTCCAAGATTTCAACTTCATTTAAAAAATTTGTTGCTAGATTATCAATTACTAATCCATCTGAAATTGCGAAAAAAGCCAAAATATTTTTTAAATATACCTTTTCTTCTTCCTTTAATTCATCAAATCTATCTTTAGATAAATCTGGTTCTTCAGCTACCCATGTTTGTGCTTCAGCTTTTTTGTACATTTCCCATAAATCATTATGAATTATCGGGAAGATTGAATACCTTTTCTTTAATGTTTTGTCTTTTAAATACATCAATTTTAATTTTTTTTTGTTGTTATTATTCTTCTAATTTTGGAACCGATAACGCATTTAGAACATTTTCTCTAGATTTCTTAGCATCAAAAACACTAGCAACTCGTTGTTTGTCACTTATTACTTTATCATTTTTATGTTCAGTTTGTGTTTTAGGTCCAGAACTATTACCCATATCTATTTGAATTCTAGCGTTATCAAATAATATGTTTTCGAAAATAACACCAGATTTACCAAATCTAGATTTTAATATAGCCATAGTTGCTGTATTATTTTCTTTTTGGTCTAACGTTTTAGCTATAGAAACTATAAAATGGGCAATCTGTGCTTTTTTAATAGCACCACCCATTTGGTCAGCTTCAACCACATCTGCTTTAATCGAACTTCTATTACCTTGAACAGCAGTCCAACCAGCTATATCTAATTCCGCTAACATAGCTTCAAATTGTCTCATCACACTTCCTTCTCCAGCGTTAACATCATCAAATCGTCTAGATGGTTCAACACAATCTATATAATCTAATAATACAACATCTGGTCTAAACCCTTGAGCAATTAATTTTCGAATGTATTGTCTAATCATTGGAATAGTTGTACCGTCACTTGGGAACTTTTTAAGTTTCAATTGACCTTTACCGTTTACCATTTCTTCAACCATTGTTTCAAGTTCGCTTTTGTGTAACGCTAAGCTATTTAAGTCATAACCAGACCAACACGATAAATGTTTTCTTTGTATAACTTTTGGGTTATCCTCAAAGAAAATTTGTAAAACTTTTAATCCATCACTCATAGCAGTATTAGCTAATTTTGTCATCATAGTTGTTTTACCAACACCAAAAGGTGCTAATATAACAGCTAATTCTGATTTAGCTAAACCACCATCCATAATCTCGTCTAACCCTTTAATACCAGTTCTTATAGGTTTTCTAAAATCCTCATCTAACACTGAACTTATGTTATCAAAAATATCCATAACGTCATCTTTGCTATCACCATGTTCAAGTGCTTTTCGTAATATAGTTTCACATTGTTCGTAATCTTCTATATTACCTTTATTTATTATTTTTGTTATTTCAGCATTAGCTTTTTTCAACTCTTGAGTCTTACAAAATTTCATAGCAATATCTTGAATCTTGAAACTATCATTTAAATCAGTTTCTTCGATTTTTCTAAGCTGTGAAATAGTATATTTTTGTTGATACTCATCAGTAACATCTTCTAATAAACGAATCCTTAAACTACCTATGTCTGGAATAATATCATCAGTTGCTTTAGCTTCTTTTATTGTGGCAACAACGATTCTTAAATAAGGGTCTTCAAAGTAATTTGGGTTAACTATATCTATAATATTATTTGCAAATTTTCTATCTGTTAATATTTGTGCTATGAATCTTAATTGGTAATCATAACCTAAATAAGCCAAACTATTTTTATCAATTTTTGCCATTAATTTTTTATTTTAAAAACTTTGTTATAATAAATATATGATGGTTGGCCTAAGCACCAACCATCGTATAATTTTTTTGACTGAAGTAGTATCTAATCTCGTTCATAATTGAAGGGATTATTTCTCTAACATCTACAGCATACCTAACTTTAGGAGGGAAGAAGTTACCACTAAATTCACTTTTAATAACTGATTTTTTATCAACTTTAATTTCAAATTGGAAATTATCTTGTTTATCAGAAACAACTTGTTTAACAGTTTCTTCATTTTGTACCATGTATGGATTGTAATTACCCCATAAGTACTCCATAGATTTCTTCTGTAAGTATTTAGGTATAATACCTAAACCGCCATAATTACCATTATTAAAACCAGTAATTTTATCAACTAATTCTTTTAAATCATAAGAATTCAAAATATCCTCATTGTAATCACGAATATTAAAATATCTTTGGCAAATTATATTGTTATTAATATACAATACGAATTCAAATCTTTGTTCTTCAATCTTTTTTGTGTAGTTTTCTTTTTCTGTGCTCATAATTTTTAGTTTAAATTAAATTTTTTTCTCTTTCTATTAATTTTTTAAAAGGTATTAAGTAATCTTCGTTTCTTACTTCACCTAATATTTTATCGATTCCATCTTTGTGCATATATTCAGCTATTCTTTTTATACTTCTATCAGTACCATACAATGTACCATTTTTTAAGTTTTCTAATTCTAAGATAGCACCTTTTGAAATCATAGGGTTTTTTAAATTTACTAATTTATCGTTTATTTCGTAAATTTTATCACCTTGAACACCATCTGTAACTGAGTTTATGATGTTATCTAAAACCGATAATGGTTTCTTTTTATTATCGATTCTGTTTTCTTGAATTAATTTGGCTTCATCAATTATTTCGTTTATGGTTAATACTCTTTCTTTTAACTGTGGGAAATGTTGTAGTAATGTTTTTAACCCCAATCCTTTAATCCCTTTAATCATGTCTGAATCATCACCAATCATAGTTTTAATCAAGGCAGCATTTCCAACATGATAACTAAAGTACGAAGAAAAATTGGTTATGTCAACATAATTTTTTAAATGTAGAAAATAAATTTTAATATCTTCATTAATTAATTGAGCCATATCTGTATCATTAGTACAGATAGTAATTTTTTCATTTTCCTCTTTATTAAGGCAATAATAAGCTATTAGGTCATCACCCTCTATAAATTCGTATTTAAATTGTCTTACATAAAACTCATTTAAATAAACCCATATTTTTTCTAATTGAATTGCTTGGTCTTCATCAATATTTTCTGTTAGATTGACGAAATCTTTGTTGCGGTTACTCTTATATTGATTGTAGATTTTAAATCTCTCTAAACCGCTAATTTTACCATCCCAGAATATATATACTCTGTGGTATAAATCTTCCACTAGCATTTTTCTAACTAGTGTGATAAATTGATACAATGCACCAACAAATTCTCCTTTGTCGTTATATTCATCTTTGGCACCAGCAAATGCTCTTTTAAAAAGAGCATTGCCATCTACCAATAATGTATTTTGTATCTTTTTCACTGTTTCACCATTTCTAGGTGGTCTTTTATTCACAGCATAAAACTTTAAATGTTAAACAATAATTAAGCAGACATATCCTCTCTACTTAACCCTACTTCTTCTTTTACGATTTCAAAATCGTCATATTCAGTTTCCAATTGTGCCTTGAAAAATTCTTTGTATTCTTTTGTATACTCTGTAATTTTATCTGGACTCACATAACCATGTGGTACTGAAGCTATTTTACCTTTTTGAACAACACCGTTAACTTGATTTTTCTCACATCTAATTCTAGTCTCAACACCAAATTCATATTCATTTCCATTTAATGTAGCTTTTAATTTTTCAGTTGAGTGAGTTAAAATACCACCGAAATGGAAAATAAGTCTAGGAGAGTAAAAGAATGCTTCACCACCTTTGTGTTTAATAACTTTATTTTCGTTATCTAACCAAATTTGTTGTACAACAGCAAAAGTTGCAGTGTATGGTGAATCTTCACGTCTAGAAGATGGGATACGGTAATTGATTAATGATTTGAAACATGTAGCCAAAGCACCAGCTGTCCATTGATTATTAGTCGTTTTAGATGTAGCACCTTTGAAACAGTTAATTGAACCTACTGAATCCCAATAGAAAGCAACATCTCTAGGTAATCTACCATCTTGTTGGTAATCCATCATAGTATTCATGTGATAAGAAATATCTTCCACAACTGGTTCATATCTTAATGGTTTTAACCCCATTTTACTATGTTGATGGTCATAATTAGCATACATTTTAACTAAGTCAGCACCTTGCAAGAAAATGAAATCACCTTCATAATTAATTTCACCAGTTTCTTCATCAACCACTTCTTCAAATTGTACACCGATTTTTTTAGCATGGTCCCAGTTCCAGTTACCTTCAGTTTCATAAATGATTGGTAGAATGCCTAATTTTTGACATCCAGCAACACCTTCATAAATCGCAGTTGATTTACCAGTGTTTGAATATCCTCTAAAACTAGTAAAATAACCAATCGGAATCCCAGGTACTTTAACTGCTTCATGAAACGCTTCAGATAAAGGAATCCAAGCTAAGTCTCTTTCTTTAATTTGAAAATCTAACCCTTCATTCTTTTTAAAATCTTTTAAGTTAAATTCTTTTTTTTCTATTGGGCTTTTTGTGGGTTTTTTAGCCATTATAAACATTTTTAAAATTTGTTATTTTAGAACAAAAAAGAGGTTCTAAGAACCTCTTTTTATTTATTAACCATTAAAATGGTAAGTCATCATCTTCATCGTTAGATGTGGTTCCAACAACTTCTGTTTTTTCTTCTGATACTGTAGTTGCTGCTTGAATATTTGATTTTATATTCTCAACACCTAAAGTTAATTCATCATCTAGTTTTGATTCTGTGGAAGTGTTACTTTTTAACATTTCTTTATCAACAAACTTTTTCTCATCTTTATCCCAAACTGGAATACCACCTTTAACTATGATTTCCAAATACTCATAACTTTTAACTGAGTATACATCTTCCCAAGTTCTTTTGTCAGATAACCATTCAGTTTTAATTTCTTCGTTTTCATGTAATGGTGTTGCATCTAAAGAAACAATTGCTGACACAACTGGTACGTTGTTCTGATTTCTATTAATTGTAATAGCTAAATCTCTACCAGATTCTGGGTCAGTGAAATTACGATTTGTTTTTAACGCTGTTAATACCCCATGAATTTTATCATAAACACCCTCTTTACGATAATCGTGATTAAATCTCCAGAACTTAACACCTTCATCTTCACGTTCACGGTCAATTACTTTAACTACGTACATTTGACGTGCTTTGTACTTTTTAGCTAATTCTTTATCAGTTTCTTTTCCAGTTGCTCTTAAAGCATCATATGCTTCACAGAATGGACATGGTTCGTTTTTTTCATGTTTTAAACATGCAAAAGTTTTATACTCACCATCAACCAATACTTTATGACCATGAACTTCAACGAATGGAGAAGAACCGTCTTGTGTTGGTAAAATTCTGATTTCTTTAACTGCACTTTTTACACCTTCCTTGATGTAAGTGTTAAAATAGTTTTTAAGGTCGTAAACCTTTTCCGCTCTTTTTTCAAATTTAGGAGCATTGTTCTTTTCGTACTGTGCTAACATTTCAGATAGCGTGTCTTTTTGATTACTCATTTTTACTTCTTTTTTTTTTATGTTATTACTTATTTATTACTATACTTATAAAATTTAATTTAATATACTTCAAAAATTTAAAATTTCAAGCATTATTTGAAATAAATTTTATTATCTCTAATATACTTCATTTAAAACCTAAATGCAAGTTTTTTTTAAAAAAAAAGATAAAAACCTCAAATTAATGAGGTTTCACTTTAAATATCTTCTTCTTCGTAGTCGTTAAAACTATTTTTAATTTCTTCATCACTATATTCATCAACATCGTTTTGAGTCAAAACATATTCTTTCTCTTTTTCATCTCTTTCTTCCTTATCACCCCAATAATCACTTAAAGTTTGATTATATGGGAACGAACTTAAAGAAATTAAACTTTGTTTCTCATTAGGTGTTGGGTTTCTTTTAATTAATTCTTTTTCTAATGTATCAATTTTTGTATTAATATCACTCATACTTGAAATTCTATCCTCTAAATCTTGTAATTTTTGTAATAAAATTTCAGCGTTAGAATTTGCAGCTTCAGCGGCAGCTTTAGCTTCTTCAGTACCCTTAACTATTGACGTTACATCGATTTCAACTTCATCTCCAGCTACGTCAGTAGGCATTTCAGCATCATCAACTGGTAATTCAGCATCATCAACTGGTAATTCAGCGTCATCAGTAGGTATTTCTGTATCATCAACTGGTTCTTCAGTTGGTTCTTCAGTTGGTACATCAGCAGCATCTACTGGTATATCAGTTCCGTCTTGGTTAGAATCGTCAGCGTTTAAATTTTCATCTTCTTCAGCTTCATCAATAGAAGAATCACCTAATATAACTGATTTATTTTTTTCATAACCCATAATAGGTTCTTCAGTTGTTATAAAAGTATATTCAGATAAAAGTTTAAATCTTTTAAGTTCTTCGTTTAATAATATTTGGTTTAATTTATTCTTTTTTTCCATTTTAAAATTAAAATAATAATTGTCTACCATCTTCGGTAATTATTTTTTTGTTAATTCTTTCAATTAAACTTTTATCTCCTTTTATAACACATACACCACTACTACAGTCCATGTTGTTATCTGATTGACCTAAATAGTTATCCAATGTATTGTTTAACTTTTTTTCGTCATTTATGTTTTTATCATTAGTTTCCATAATTATAGTCTTTAATTCTGTCATTATATATTATAAATATCAAAATAAACTAAAAAATACGTGTTAAATTTAAAAAGCTTAAATTATTGTTACTTAATAAAATAAATTTATCTTTATAGTCATCCCAATTTATTTTAATCGATTTATAGTCAATATTACCAACAGATTCTGGGTAATTAGTTTCAATTAATTTATTTAACGCATTAATGGTGTAAATTGTGCTACCTTTTTTATGTATAGGTAAAGCACTAGGGAATAACTTTTTTAAATTTAAAGGTTTATTATCATTTAAAGTTATTTTAAATGTTATAATATACTTAGATTCATCATCTAAATTTTTAAAACAAAAAACATTTTTTTTATCAATGTTAAATTTGTTTTTAAGATAACTCAAAAACCATTCAACCCTCTCTGGGAATATGAATGCTGCTAGTAATATTTGTTTCTTCATTGTTTATCGAATATAGATAAGGAATATATTTAATAGGTAACCCTAATTCATCGTAATACCTTTTATACTCTATAATTATTTCATTATTACATAAAAACACATTACTAATGTTTTTAATTTTATTTATTATTTTATTTCTATCTAATCCTACGTATTCAACAAGATTTAAGTCAACACCAAAAATTAAATTTTCACCAGAAATATATACCATATCGTTATCAATATAGCTGATTATCTTGTTGATTGATTTTATTTTCTTAAATATTTTAATTAAAGAAACATTTTTTAACTGAATTAAATCGACAAAAATATAATTACAATTTTTTGTTAAATCATTATAAACTTTTTCTATAAACCAATTTAAATCATCATTATATTTATCTCTTTTCTCATTTTTTTTAAAAGTCCAATAAATGTTTTTTTCTACTTCAATATTTAAAATATCAAAATTAGGATATAAATGATTAACTAACTTAAAACCTATTATTAATGTAGGGATTCCATGGATAATTTCATCCATGGAATTAACAACATTGAATTGATATGTTAACGTTAATTTTGTATCCGTAACAATGTTTGCAATTTTCATTTTACAAATTTACAAAAAAAAATTGTTTATACCTATTTTATTGACCTAAATTTCTAAAGAAATGTGTATACTCTTCAAAGAATGCAAGCACCATTGGTGTGTGACCTAATTTAACGGCTTTAAAAATATTACGGTTTTCAGACATTGGTGATTTATTATCATCCAATCCTTTTTGTATTTTTCGTAATCTATCACCAATTACTTTATATTTACCACCCCAGTTATTAGGATTAAACCACATAGCGTAATTTGTAGTGCTATCACCTAAATTTTCCTCACATTGTTTAACGTTGTTATCATTTGTAGATGGGTCAATTAAAGCTACTCTAGAAAATTTTATTGGTGCATTTTTACCAACATAAGGCCATATTTTAGTTCCACCAGCTGAAAAACCACAGATTGTTCCATAATTAGCATCATCTTTAGCTACTATTTGTTCAATTGTTCTTCCGTTATATTCTTCAAATACGATTTTAACATTAGTTGTGTCGATACCAGCTTTTTTAAACTCTCCTTCAATCCATTTAGCACCATATGGTGCAATCCCACCATAAATTATAACACCATATGGTTTTTTAGGGTTAGATTTTTTTGTATTATTCTTATTATTTTCATTTGTTTTTTCTTTATATTGATATAAAGGTTTCCATGGAATTTTATTTTGACTCAGAATCCTAGCAACATATGTGTCAATAGGTATACCAAGTTTACCTTTACAACCTACAGTACCTTGAACCCAAACACTAAAGTCTTTACATTTCTTCTGTTCTTCAACCGCTAAATTATATGCATCTTTTTGTGTTTGTAACCCTTTTTTCAATGCTGCTAAAATAGCACTATAATTTTTTATAGTTTCAGCAGTGGCCTTAACACCATCTTTTTGTGTTGCATAGTTATATACACCATCACTACCTTTTATTGCATTAGGCATTTGTTTTTTGGTATTTAATGGGTTCCATGTAAATTGACCACCTTCCCATTGATTCCAAGCTTGGAATAACGCTAGATTACCAGTTGAAATTGGTGCACCTAAATAAGTTAATACGTCAACAAAGAATTGTTTAGTATCAGCTTCAGAAACTTTAACTTTATCGGTAGTATTATCTTCCGAACCATCTGATTTGTTAACTTCAACATTTTTACATGATGTTGTATCAAAAACATTTTCAGAACCATCTGATTTTTTAGGGTTTTTTACAACACTTTCATATTTAGCATCATCTGGTACTGTAAAGGTAGTTTTAGTTTTAAAAATAGTGTTACAACTTTTAGCTAAACAAATAGCAGCTTTACCGTGATATTCCCAATGCCATGATTCATCGTAACTACCACCATTATGGGCCCAACAAGGGTTAATAAACCCATATCTAAATGAATTTTCATATAACCATTTTATAGCTGGGTTTTTATCAAAATCAAATTCATTTTTACCACTACCAGTACTATAATTCATAGATATTTCTTTACCTTCTTTATTAACCCATCGCATATCGACAGCTAATCCCCATCCGTGGTATGATGTACCAGCTTTTGCTTTAATATTACTTTTCAAGTTTTTTTGAGTCTCAAAACCTCTATATTTAGAACCTAAAAGACCGTAATAACCATCACTACCTTTCTTAAACCCTTGTTGTTCCATCCACGTACCCCAAGCATCTGCCATTGCATCTAAAGCTTCTGCTGCTTCTTTAATCATATAATCTGGTTTAGATACTTTGAAGTATTTTTTCTTACCACCAGTAACAGCTTTAGTCGTTACAGAACCATATTGTTTACCGAATTCAATATAACCGTTTCGTACACCATTTTCAATTAATACAGCAACCATTGGTGAAAACTTACCTTTGTAGTTTCCTCCACCACCACCAGAACCTCCAGTACCTCCAGTACCTTCATTCGATTTCGCTGCTGATGTGTCTATTGAATCTATTAATTTCATATAGACATCTCTAGATGTAATTAAAGGTGTTTGTGTGTATTTAACTCTTACACCTTTAAATCTTGTAGTCATTGAATTTGGAATAATAGAATGATTAACAGAAGTAATCATATACGCACCGTGAAACATTGGTATATTATCTAATTGAAAATACATCATAGGTTGAATCATGGCGTTACCCATCATTTCAACTTCAGCAGTATAACTTCTAACAGAATAAACATTATAAATATTTTGCCCTATTATAGTTCTATTATTTTCTCTACCTTTTTGTGCAATATCATCTTGAATTTGTAATGATTCATCGGTTTCTGTAAATTCACTTTGGTCTAAATTAATATCTTTAAATATATTTTGATTTTGTTGTCCATATCTAACAACAAAACTACCTACTGCTTCTTCATATTTCTGATTTGAGACTGACGTGAAATCATTAGGTACGTTAACACTTACATTTCTATTCTTATCACATCTTAAATCAAAACCATCATTAGGTGATTCATTATCGTAATAATCTAAATGCTGTGAATTTTGACCTAAATAAACACTAACAAACGATGGACCACAAGTACCATCTTTTAATGTACCTTCAGAATAACTATATGGTTTAAAAATTGATTTTAAATTTTCTTCATTATTAAAATTAATAAAATTAGGTAATGGTATAAATTCAAAATTATTGGCTGCTAACAATGATGTTATACATTCGTATGAACTCATATTATTATTTTCATACATCCAATCATTTATTGGTGATGGGTCAATATATAATAAATCCCCTATATCACTAAAAGCCCTACTCACAAACCTAAAACTATCAATTAGTCTTGGTCTACTATTACCATATTTTTTAGATAGCTCTGTATCAATTATACTTCTAGAACCACACTGGAACATAAGCTCATCAACACTATTAGCACCAGCTAACCATTTATCATAAATATTTTTACATGTTCTATATAAACTTAATTTAATTTGGTATTCGTTTGTTGTTCCAAATACTTTTTGATTTAGTCTTTCAGTTTCTTTTGTTTGATTAAAATTATCTTTATTAGCTGCTAACGTTGCTACTACTTCATCTAAATAATCTTTAAGTACATTAGTTTTAATTGTTATACTTTCATATTCATTTTTACTACCAACATTATCACTCCAAATCTTATAATTATTATTTAGAATAATGACTTCTTCGTTTAACGCATCAATAATAGTTTTAGTCGCATCAGTATTATCTCTTAATTCTAACCATAAATCATTTTCCTTATTACCAGTTAAACTATAATATTCTGTGGTTACCACATAATAATAATTATTTATATTTTGAGTGTTAACATCACCATAATTTAATATATAATCAATTGTTAAATCATTTTTGTTATAAACATCAGTTACAAATTTTTTAAATTTAGTGTAATTTCCATCAAAAATTTCTAACTTACTTCTAATCTCATCCCAATCTGTAGTTCCAGCTCCGTTTACAAAATCTAAAAATATTTTAATAAATTCATCTTTAACTTGAATTGGTAATGTGTTAATTAAATCAGATTTACCAATATTTGAAGTTTCGCCAAATTTTCTAGATAAATATTGGTTTCTATTAGGTGCGTCTAAATGACTAATAAACGCTATAGGGTCAGAACTACCAGAACCACCACCAACTATATCATCACCATCTAATATTGGTGCTCTTTCACTATTTCTCCAAATTATACTACCAACAAATGCACACCATAATTTAGGTGCATGAATTATACCACCTTTATGTTTAAAAAGGTTAATAATCGATGGTTTAGCAAATGGGTCTAAATTATCTGAATCTAAATTAAATGGTAATGTATGTAAAAAAGCCATAGCTTTTGCATATTTACCAACATTTGTACTGTTAATTTTAGAATTACCCAGATAATAATAATATGAACTACCAAACAATGATATAGGTCTATCACCATCTAGATAATAAACGAATGGATAAGTTATTTTGTCAGTTTCATTTGAATTAAATAATTCTAAATTTTTCCCTAAATCAGAATGTATTATTTGAGACCCATCAGCTCTACCTAGGAAACTATCTATAAACCCTTGTTCTTTTCTTTCTTTTATTTTATATATGTCACTTATAGGTTCTAATTTTCTGTTGACATAGTAACTATATACATTAATTGTTGATTTATCTTTAACTTTAGTTAATTTTTCATACGTATATTCTTTATTATAACATAACCCAACACCTATTTTTTCATTTGCAAACCCAGTTATGTCGTCTTGAATGTTTGTATAAAAAACATACCTTAATGGTAATCCTTCTAATTCATTTACACCCCAATTTAAATTTACATATTCTTGAATACCAAAACCACTACCAAAAGAATTAAAACCAGCTTCTGATGGGTTCTTTAAATCTTTATTTTTTAACCCCTCTAGTTTTATAATATTTTCAGTATTAGCAATTTCTAATGTAGGTAAACTACCCATGCTTATCTCAGTAGGTGATATAATTTTTAAATAAACACCACCATCATCTGCTTTGTAGATAGTGCTATCGTTAGTATTACTGTAATTAGTTAAGAAAACAAACCCGTTTTCTTGTTTATTTTTTAATTCAGTTTTTGTTTTTTTAATATTATTAACATTATAATACCCCCAAGAGGTTTCGTTTATAATACCTTTATTAATTGGTATTATCTTTAATGGGTTATCTTTATATAAATAATTATATATATACACCCCAGAATTCTCAACAATAATAGGTCGTTTAGTGCCATTAATTGTTGCTAGTGACGCTACGATATTTTCAACAGTTAACGTTGTTAAATTACGCTTTAATGTATTATTAGAATTATCTTGAACATCCTTAATCATTGCTTCAGCTTCAGCTTTTGCCATTAACTTAATTTCATCTTTACTTAACATAGTGTGATTGTTAGTGTAAGCTAAAAAGGTCATCGCTCTAGTTAATAATAAAGCATTAACATCATCAGATGTCTGTGGTGCAATTCTAAGGTATGGTTTATCTGTTGAATATTCTTTTAAGTCCATAGGGTTTATTGCAAACCATGAACTTATATCATTTTGTTCTAAATTATTTTGATTTTCTTCGTCTTTCTTTTGTGTTTTTCTAAATGCTATTACTAATTCGTCAATAAAATCTATTTCATTAACATCACTTGGGTTTTGTAAAACACCAGGCGACCCTAAATATTTTTCAACAAATGTATTTTTATTTTCATCTTTTTCTTGATATGCTGGCCATGGTAAAAAATCATTACTTGTTAAAAATCTTCTTTTAACATCTGTATTTTTTGACTCACCAGAATCAAAATTAAAAACTTTTTTTAATTCATCAGTTCTTTTTGTGTTGGTTTTTGTTTTATCAGCAACAATAAAAATACATTCAGCTAAAACCTCAATAGCAGCAGTAAAACATTCTACAATTGTTCTAACTGTTGGGTCAAAACCTAATTCAGTTTTAATTTCTTTTCTAAAAACATCAGCCAACTTTTTCTTTTCATCATCTTGTCTTCTAAAAGTATTACTCTTTTTTTCATTTACAGTTTTGATAATTAAAGTCATATCTATTATATCAAACTCTTCTTTTGATTTTAAATCTTTGTTGTTTCTTCTTAAAAATTCAATAATTTCATCAGCTTTTTCTTTGGTGTTACTATAATTACCAAGAATCGTTTTTAATACAGATTCTGTTGAATTTTCTAATTTATTAATAGACAACCCTTGGTAAACTCTGTTACCATTACCAGTGTTTGATTTAACAAAAATAAATTCATTTTCTGTCAATATATCAGTTGGTGATAATCCATTATATTTTAACACTAAAGACTCAGCGTCACCTTTTTTATATATTTTATCTTGATAGTCTTCTATCTTTTTTGTATTGAAGGCATTGGATATATCACCTTTTTTAACTACAATATATTTAAAATCTGTTTTCCCATTATTTAAATCAATGGCACTACCCAATGTATTTATCTCATTAATTATATTATCTAAAGAGTCTATGGCTAATTTAGTATCATTAAAATTACCTCCTTTCTCTTCAACTGTTCTATCTAGTTTATTATTTATAGTTGAAGCGTTTTCTGCTAATTCATTAAGGGTTAGCACTGGAACTGATTTACCATTATTATAATTAAGATATCTTTCTCGACCTAATTCAGTTTCACCAATAGCTTTTAAATAACCTAATAACATATCTGATAACATCGCATATGTATAACCTACAAAATTACATGTGATTTCAAAATTACCATTTTTTGAGTTGAATTTTGAATTGAATTTATACATATGTAAACAGTATTTAACTGGATACCCATAGAATCCCTTAATTTCTAATTCAAATAAAGGATACGGTAGTTGAAAAAATGTTGTAAATTTGTTTTCACTGTTAAGTATTCTTTCTTCATTTTGAAAAATTGAACTACCTCTAACGTCAACAAAATTTATAGTAATTAATGGAGCATATGCTGAATTAAATTCAATATCAATACTAGTAATACCCAGAGTCTCATCGTTTATTTCATCACCAAAATCAGTAGTTAAATCAGTCCACTTTGTTGTTAAATATTTTTTACCATCGCCTCCAATATTAGAACCTTCAATAAAATTAACTTTTAACGATTTAGTACTTTGTGCAGAACCACCACTATTTGTTTTGGTTAAAACAGTTTTACCTTTTTTAATAGATGTTAAAGCAACTGATATATTCAAATCTTCAAGTGAAACTGGAACATTATCACTTGAATTAAACCCATTAAAATCATTTGGGTCTATTATTTTAACTCTACCAGCACGACACCCTATATCATTTATAGCCATTATTCTCCGTATAACAATTTATAATTTTTTATTTCTTCACTATACCTTTGCATAGCACTTTCAAATGGATATGGTATTATTATTTCTGACATATCTGGTATGTTAAATTCCAAACCACCATATTTAGAATTGGCTAACATTATTAACCAACCACTCCATGGATTATTATAAAACATATTACTCAATTTGTCAAGTCTTGTTACTCCTTGTTTGTAAACATATGACAAATCTGTGTTTGATTTTGGTATATTTATACCAAATAAGGGTTTTATTTTTCCGTTTTCTTTAAACGCTGAATATCTATCTACGTAATTAGCCATAATTAATTTTTTTTATTTTTATGCATAAAATTCAAATTGTTCACTAGAACTATAACCATTATCTTTAGTCATACCTATTCTAACTTTTTGAGTTTGAATTTTATTTCCTTCATAAGTTATCGTTAAATCATACTCACCCTTAATATTCTTAGTGTTAACAACAAAAGAACCAACATCAGAAAAAGTTTCACCTAATTCATAACCAGAACCAAATATACTCCATGGGTCTTTAGATGAATTATTGCCATTTTTACAACATGGGTTATCAAATTTAATTTCTTCCTCATAAATAAAATCGTTAGCAGAGTCTGGACCACATAATTTAACTTTTAACCCCTTAGATAAAAAATCTTTAAATTTAGCATCATCTAGTAATCTAGTATATGACCCATCGTCATTCTTTTTTTCAATATTTTCTTGTTTAAGAGAAAATTTTACTATTTTAAACGCCTCTTTATCTACTCCAGAAATACCATTAGCTACAATAGATTTAAAGCCAGTTATCTTAGGTTCTGTTGAATTAGATTGTGGGAGTTCCTCTTGATTCGTAGCAAGTGCTGTTGATTCTACAACTTTTTCTTGGTTAACTTCTGGTTCTGGTATTATCTCTTCTGATGTTTCAACTACTGCACTATCTAAATCTTTTGTTATATCACCCATTTTTAATTCAAAAGTTGGACTACTACCATTACCAGCAGATGTCGTAATGATATCAGACCTAGTTTCAAATACTTGTGTATTAGCAAAGAAATTAAATGATACCGCATTTTGTAATCTATTTATAGGTCCATATAATGATTCACCACCAATAAATTTAAATGACATATTTACATTTGCAATCATAGGTTGTACACCAATACCTTCTGGGTTTAAATCCCAAACAAGTGGTTCGTAATCAAAAGAAATATTATCAATAATAATTTTTGTATGATAAAAATCACCAATTCTCAATATACAAACTGGTGGACGACCAAAAGCTAAGTTATTAGCACTTTGATTTTCCTTTGTTTGTCCTTGTCTAGTACATTGTAATAAAAAAGTTAATCTTTGATTTAATCCTTCTGGTGTCATAGAATGAAACGAAGGGTGAAAATGTTTTATTTTTTCTCTAAACTTATCAAAAATAAAATCGTTTTTCTTTTTAAGTTTATCAAAAAATAACATTTCATTATAAAATTTATTTCTAATCGTTTGTTTAAATCTTTTAGTTTCTGTTGTAACTGTATCTTCTGGTTGTGCAACAGCTGCATTTGCAGCAGCTTCATCAAAGGTGAATAATATCTGAACATATCTATCCAATTTACACCCTAATGTGTCTGGTGGACAAGCCACTTTTCGTTCAGCAGCTGATATTCCACCTTTAACTCCATCTTCTTTTCTAGGACAAACATTACAACCATTTGCTGACCTTTTAACTGTAACTTTTTTTTCTTTATTATTGTAAGTATAAATTACATCAACTTCATTATTAGCAACTAATTCTTTGGAACCTTGTTCTACAATAAAAATACTATCAGCATTAGGTAAATTTTGAGCTTTAGCTTCAGCTACTAATCTATCTTTAATAAATTGAGCTCTTTTAGGTGATAATGTGTTATTATTGATTGATTTCTTTCCTTGTGCACTGGCATAACCAACTAATCTTGCTTTACAGAATTTACATTCTTCTTTTAAATATTTAATTACAGCTTGTTCAAAAGTTTCACCATTAACTGAGTTAAAATAACCTCTAAAAGTTTTACTTCCAACTTTTGTTTCAATTGAGAACTTACCTCCATTATTTAAACTATAATTTGTCCTATCTGGCCAATAACTATAACTATTTGTCACTTTCTTTTTACCGTCAGTTTGACTAGTAAATTTACCAGGATATGGTTGCTCACCAAACCCTTCTCCAGTAGCGTTAGAAGTATAATCTATAGGTGATGAAGGGTTTTCATAAACTTGGAATTTAGTATTAGGACCAACCTCAGTATTATCATTTGCAAAGTAAACTCTCATTTCACTTGGAGGAACTTCTTTAACTGCTGCTGGTTTTGGATTTGGTGTTCTTATTTCAGTTGTTACTGTTTGAACGTTATCTTTTAATGTGAATTTATCAGTCCATACACTATCTGGATTAATACAACCAGCCATAAAAGATGCAATATAATTATCGTCTGGCCCATCGTCACCTCTAAATGTGTTTGTATATGTTGAATGGTCAACAATAATTTTAAAAGATAATTGACCACTTCTTTCAGTGTTATTATATGTGTAAATATTTTCACCTCTACCAATAAATTTATGTGGTTCCCATTCAACTGATGAAGATTCACTAAACTGAATATCATAAGGAGGAAACCACATAATTCTACCCCTTTTACCAGTTATTAAATCACCTGGACCTTGTTCTCTTTTTGGTAAACTATCTCTATCATCATACCATGCTAAATTTTCAATAGAAAACATGAATTTTTTAACATCTGTTTTATGGTCACTGATATTATCATCAGTATATGGAACCACTTTAACATGACCATTATCCTCTAAAACTGAGTTTTCAGCATTATATCTAAATGGAACTGAGAATTTACCATCGGTAAATATTTTATCAGCCCTTATCTGTTTATAACCGTTATCATATCTATTAAATGTTGTCCATGCACGACAATAAACGTCTTCTGGTTCTTTATCTTTAACTTCCTTATATCTACGATTATCATTATACATATCTTTTGATAAAACAGCACTACCTTTAGAAATACCACCACCATTTGCCGTTTGTATTTGTGTTGATTTAATACCTAAGTCACCTTCTCTAGATACAATATTTTTCATACCATTACTATCAAACAATAACTGAGTTTTCCTTAATATGTTTTTTTTATTAGAATTGAAAGGAACTCCGTAAGTGAATCCATCTAGACGTGTGTTAGCCACACCACCTTCCTCACTTAACCATGAATGTCTAATTTTTTTAGTATTAGTACCATCTTTTTGTTCGTAATCATTAAATCCTTTAGTTATAAAATCTTCAAAATCTTTTTCAACCAAAGCTTCTCTATTTGATATTAAATTAGGTATCGTATAAATGTTACCTTTTCCACTACCATCATTCGTATCAAATAAATCAATAATTAATCCATTTTGTGAAAAAGCATATATCTCAGTATCTGTTAATCTTTCATTACCTTTATTATCAGTAAAATAAGCTGGAACATAACCAGTTCTAAATTGATTTGTTGAATTACTAGGGTTGTCGTTACCGTCTTTAGAGGTACCATCTCTATTAGTCATAACGTTAGATAATAACGCTAATACTTGACCTCTACCAGTTGTTTTGATTAATTCATTAGCTCTAGTCACATTATCAACATTACCGCTTTCAGATTGAAAAATTGACCCGTAAGGGTTCATATAACTTCTAGGTAATGAAAACCCTAGTATTGTTGATGTAGCGTCTAAGAATCGACCTAAACCACTTTCTGGGATTGTTATTTTATAACTTGGTCTTAACCCAGCGAATCCAGTACCTTTAACTAAACTAACTAAGTTTTCTTTAATGTTTAATGCACCCAATATCGATTCTTGTAAATTAAAAGCAGCGTTATTAGCTAAAGCTAAAGCTAATTGTTGACCACCTATCATACCTAATTTAGTATCGCTAATTGTACCAGTTGCACCTAATACTCTTCCAGCTAATGATGACCTTAAATCAAAATTAGCCACTGGACCAGAGGACGATATACCTACACCTTGTCCATTTACTAAACTACCTATTATATCAGCAGCTTGTGTTGATTTGCCACTAGAATTACCAAACATTAAGTTACCTTTATCATCAATATAACCTTTGGTTACTTTTGTTGGGTCTAAACTAGGTACATCAGTAGAGATTAGAGGTGCTATATCTTTTTGTTTATCTGAGTCTGAATATAAGTTTTTTGAAATATTATCGTTGACATAATTCTTATATTTTGTTTTACTTAATATACCATATGTTTGTATTAAAGTATTATCAGAACTTGGATATACTTTCCAAGTTTTATTAGCAAATGTTGAAAAATCACCGAATATTGTTTCTAATTTAACGTTTTCAATTTCTTTTGGTTGGTTTGGAATTGATGAATCAGTTTTAAAAATATTTGAACCTATAATATCTTCCCTATAAGCACTTCCCATATCAACAACATTATCACTTAAAGGAAAATTTGTCGGTAAATAATCAATTTTTGCTGGTAAACCTATTTTAGGACCTATAGCAATAGTTAATTGTTGAGCGTAATCTAGATAAGGTACTATATTTAAATTTAATAGATTATCACGGATATCTATCGATACACTATTTAATGTATTTTTATTTGTTGGTGTTGGGGGTAATTGACTTATCGGCATAACAACATTATTTTATTATATAAATACTATAATAGTTAAAAATTATGAAAAATAAATAAAAAAGGGTACTAATATTAGTACCCTTTTTCATAGTTTTTAAATGTATTTTATTTATTCTCAATTTTATTGATTGAATCTCTTAATTTAATAGCTTCTTCAAAATTTTGAGTTGATATCGCAGTTTCTAATTTAGTTTTTAATTCATTAATTTTTTCAGAGTTTTTTTCGTAAACTTTAATTAAATCTCTTAGTCTAACCGCTTCTTCAAAATTTTGAGTTTCAACAGCTGTATTTAATTGATTATTTAATTTAGTTAATTCTGTAACCTCAACCTCATTTTTAACGTCTTTAGTTGAATTAGAATATGAATAATTTTCTAAATCATGATTAGAAACAAATGTAGAATAAGTGTAAGAACCATCATTTGAAGTGAAAGTCGTTTTATACCACTTTGAACCATCTTCATTAACACCATTTTCTGTTTTTGTTGTTCCTAAACTTGGAGTTAATTTATTTGTAATTTGATTGTAATAAGATTCAAATCTTTCCTTCTCAGAAAATAAAGAATCAAATAAATTTAAAAAAGAATTATTTTTTCTAAAATTCATAATTAATTATTTTTTTTTTATTATTAT